ATAACAAGCATGGAATTCTAGTCATATAACCAAGAGCTCGCTGTAGCAAACCTTCTTTTCGCGAACGTGTTCCGCAACATACGCATTGAGCGTACAGATGATTCAGGCAGCAAGACATAGATAATGGTGCAGTGCATGCTGGGACAGCGTTCTCGCATATTGAAGAACTTGCAGAATCCAGACAAGCGTGGCAATATGCGCTTGCCAATGATAATCATAAACCGCACAGGTTATTCTCGCAATGGCGCTCGTCTCAACAATCTCCACAATGAAGTGAAGTATGAACTTGGTCCTGCTTCTCGCAAGTATGAGCTTATGACACCTGTTCCAGTAGACATAGAGTATGAGCTCACTGTAGTGTCTAAATATCCGGCTGACATTGACAAGATAGCTTCTAACTTCATGGTGTTCTTCAACAGTGACATATACGTGTCATGTGAGCACCCCAAGTATGAAGGCATCAAGATGAACAACTAGATAGTCATGCAAGACTCTGTGAGTGAAGACCATCCAGACGAGCCAGACTCTTCTGCAGATGATCTCACTACAGCTACTTTCAATTTCACTTTCAAGACATATCTCTTTGCAGGCATGGCGAAAGCTAAGCTAGTTCCAGCTAAAGTGATCAAGCGTGAGCTTTCTACTGTGCTGTCAGATGTAGTAGTAGAGATACAGCCAGACGACATTGACGAGTTCTAGAAGAACTATCCAGACCGTGTCGTGTCTGCTCTTGTTCCAAAGATCGTGTCTGTTGACGTGCCTATAGAGACTTCAGGAGACATATCTGTGTATGAAGGCATACCAATAGTAGAGAGAATAAACTTTGGATTCTATGTCGTGCCTGGCAACCATGACATACCTTCTTACATATAGAGCGTAGACAATGGCGCGTTTGGACCGCATGTCCACTATGACGTGTCGGGGTACATATCAAGCTAGTCATATATGTCTGCCGCTGCGTCAGCGATGAACATGCTGTCAGACCCATACGCATATGACTTGAGCTCATATGGACATCCATTGTCTACATGTGAATATGGTTCAGCTCAGACTGTCCCACCATTGTCATCATTTGGAGATGTCTATTAGACTGTAGATATGAACTGCTCACTTGAGCCATATGTAGACAAGATCTACTGGACAATAGACGCTGACTCTGTGCAAGTCTTTCCGAACAATGTGCGTTGGGATCGAGCTTGACGTCTACAAGCGTATCATGTCATTATGGCAAAGTTCAATGTCTTAAATGCGTCAAGTTATCCAGGTGAACTTGGAAGAGTCCATGTCTCTCTTGGATCAATGTCAATAACGCCGCTTGAAGTCAGAGAAGAGAAAGTAGAAGAAGTCATGGCAAGAGAAAGCAAGAGAAAGAGCAAGTCTAAAGACAAGGACAATATAAGTGAAAGCCAGAATGTTGACCAGAAGGCGATAGACGCGATCTGGAAGCATCTTGGCCTTGGGCATATAGACATATCATATGCTTGCATTGGCTACTCGATGGACGGAAGGCCAATCTTGAATCATGACGAGTTCGTGAATCTTCTCATAAACTATGGATTTAAGATTCAAGACATCTTGCCGTTCATTGATGACTTCGCGTCTCACAGTGAAAATGACAAGAAGTCACCTATAGTCATGTTCACCGCAAATGAGTCAGCGATAATGACTAGCATTGAGCCAATTGTGTGATATTCATTAATTACATTTCAAGTTCTTGATATAGTCTTTACCATATTTAACTTCTACATAATCTAAATATTGTTGATATTCGTTTGACGTGATGATTTTCACGTCATTTTTTATCATACATTGGTGCTTTGACTCCATTTGGCCGTCTTGAATGTCTAAGAATGGATTTACCATCTTCTTAGTCGGATCACAGTCTTCAAAGAAGTGGTCTCCTTTGATTTCTACAACACATCCTTCGACGATGAAGTCTGGGTAGTATCTGTAAGTCTTTCCTTCATGTGTATATTCGAAGCTTGTGTCTGGCTTGCAAGTGAAGTCAATGTCATGGTCTCTTAGCCAGATGTAGAAAGCGACTTCAGGCTTTGAGTCAAACTTGAAGCCATCGAGCTCATACTTGCTTCCTGGATTTGGAGAGCCATAGAGTTCTATTGTCTTGTCAATGCACTTCTTGTGTATGTCAGGATTTCCCCAGACGCTTCTATGGCCATATAGTCGCAAGCATGTCGCAGCAGTCTTCTTGTAGTTTGTCATATTCCCCTTGCCGTACTTGTCTTCTCGAGTTTGCATGCTTTTCTTGCAGAAATCTTCATGCTGCATCGGAGTCTTAACACCATATCTGCTCAAACATGTCTCGGCTGAACTTTCTCGATTGTTCCATGTCTCACTACCATGGTTCTTAAGACATGTCTGTTTTCTTCTTTTCACTATGCCATTAATGAAGTCTGGATCTTCAGCTGCGTGTTTGTGAAGAGTATCACAACTTTTGTCTCTACTGCACTGTACTCCACATTTCAAGCAGCAGTACTTCACATAGCCTCTATTCCATACGACATTGCAGTCACTACCCACTTTGTTCTTGCACTCGGAATTTGCACATTCTGGAAAGTCTTCAATACCCATAAATATCCAGTGCACTTTTGTATTGAGCTTGTACTTCTAGTCTTTCAGCTTAGGAGTTACTTCATTTATCCAGTTGAACAATGCAGAATTTCCTTTAGGCATGTATCTTGCAAAAGTTGACTTGTGAGAGAAGACATACTCTACAAGCTGCATGAACATCTCTTCACTCTACTTGAAGTAGATGTTGTTTTCTGCATTCTTTAGCACGTCTTCTTTTGAATTGATTTTCTTTGGAATTGACATATTATCTAAAACAAAAATTCCATCTAGTGCACGACTACTAGATGGAATATTTTAAATTTTAAATTAAACAACTGCTGTTAAAAGTCGTGCAGAAACAGCAATAATTTCATTTAAATATTTTACTTCAAAATATCACTTCTGGTCGAGGAAAGCGCCTTCTTTTGGATCTTCTAGCTACCAATAGCTGGCAACGAAAGTCACGGGGAACTTAGCCGCGTCTCCGCCATTGTAGTCTAGCTCTATTGTCCCGACATTCTTTATAGCTACATTGTAGAATCTATAAGTCTCAGCAATGTCTTTATTGTATTTGTCAAAAAGACGTATTCTGATTATTGACTTTTCATTGACTCCACGGTAGCCTTCAAACAATGAGCCACCCTGTATATCAGCATTGATAACTTTGTTCATCCATCTGAGGAACAAGCGTCTATGCTCACCGTTTATGTCAGCGAGCACGTTCATCGTGATCTCATTGCCCATTGTGAGACGTGTAGGCACGAGGTTTGGGATCTCATATCCTTTGAATGACACAGGAGCATAGTCAATGCCACGTTCTGGAATCGTGATGTTCTGTCCAAACATTGTTATCTTCGTGATGACTGCGTCAATGTCATCATATCCAGATGATGCTTCAATTTCGAACGTGTTAGTATTACGGATCGTGTCACTTGTCGCCGCTTGGAGGAACTGATCAAGACTGTATGCCATTTCTATTCTTCTTTCTTTGAAAAGTTATAACATTTTTATTTACATTTGGATTGTGAAAGTGCATAGCTTGCTGTGCTAGTGGTTTTAAGCTGAAAGCTTGTCAGTCTCTTGCATTCTATTATTATGTAAATACATTCATGAAAATTGACAAACAAATATACTATTGGGCGCATATGCTTGACGAGTGCTTCAGCAAAGAGCAGTTTCTATGCGAAGACAAAGAAGGAAAGAACATCAACAGAGCTGAGAAGTGGATCAAGCAGAATCATCCAGAAGTGATAGGCTAGAAGCTTGAAAATGGTACAACAATAACTCCTAGAATCCTCACACAAGAGATAAGAAACACTGTTCCAAATGTCCGCATGGCTGATTGCAAATTCCTTGTTGGTACTACAAGGATATACTTCGACTTGTAGAATGATGCACATGAGTTTCAGTCAAAGATGAACAAGCTAAACAAGATGCTGAAGATCATTTGCGCGGCACATGAAAATGAATATGACAACAACTTCAATGGACTTTCATTTGAAGAGCTTGACAAGAAGTTCAGCGGAGCTGTGAAGAAAGAGCTTGATAATGATCGTGAAGAAATTGGCAAATTGCAGTTGATAAAGAATACTGCATACAAGATTGTCCCTATAGACTCATTTGAAGAAGCGTCTAAGTATGGAAAGTACACCTCATGGTGTGTGACGCATTATGATGACATGTATGCTAACTATACTAAAGGTGGCTTAGGCCGCTTCTACTTCTGCTTGCGAGATGGATTTGAAAATGTGCCTAAAGTTGCAGGCGAAGGATGTCCAATGGACACATACGGCAAGTCGATGATTGCAATCTCTGTCAATGATGATGGATCTCTCAACACATGCACATGCCGTTGGAACCATGACAATGGCGGAAATGACGACATGATGGACACGAAAGAGATATCTAAGTTCTTTGGCATTGATTTCTACAAGACATTCAAGCCATATGATGTTGATACTGTATGGAAGAAGATTCTCAAAAAGAAAGTTCCATTAAGTGAACTTGATAATGAAAATGCAGAATTCTGCAAGACATTTGACTGTGTTGCCGTCTATGCAGATGATGAAAACGGTGATGACGACTTAGTTGTCTTCAAGAAGCTGGTAGATGGAAAGATAGTCACGCTTTCATGTGTTGACGAGATAACTGCATACATCAACGGCAAGTTTGTCACGATGAAAGATGGAAAGTTCATTGATGCTGTGCCAAAGACAATCAATAAAATGCCAGTAGACATCAAAGGAGATGTTGTCATTCCATATGGTGTGATGAGCATCGGGAATGATGCGTTCAGTAATTGCAGATACCTGACAAGCGTGACAATACCGGACAGCGTGACGAGCATCGGAGATTTTGCATTCTACGATTGCATCAGTTTGACAAGCGTGGTGATTCCGAGAAGCGTGACAAGCATCGGGAATTCTGTGTTCGATGGTTGCAGAGGCTTGACGAGCGTGACGATCCTAAACGGCGTGACGAGCATAGGGGATTATATGTTCTACCGTTGCAGTAAATTGACAAACATGAAAATCCCAGATAGTGTGACGAGCATCGGGAATTATACATTTGCTGGTTGCAGTGGCTTGACGAGCGTAATGATTCCGGACAGCGTGACAAACATTGGGGCTGGTGCGTTCTGGTATTGCCGCAGACTTACGAGTGTGACGATTGGCAATGGTGTGATGAGCATCGGTTATGCGGCATTCGATGGATGCACCAGCCTTACGAGCGTGACATTCAAAGGCAAGATGCTTGAACAAGTCAAAGCTATGAAGAACTATCCATTTGGTATAGAAGACGAGTCAATCATCAAATGCGAAAGATGATAGATATGAGTCTTTTAAGCAAAATAAATTCAGATGACAAGCTCTTCATTGAGTTCAAGTGCCCACAGTTTATTATTGCGTCGCATGATGTTGAA